TCATCTTCCGAAAGTACACCTTTAGCAAGATTACACTTTCGACAAGTGACTTGTAAATTATCATAACTTGTTGTTCCACCACGGGACTCGGGTATAACATGGTCCATATGTATTTCTTGATTGGACAAATCATCATCACAATATACACAATGTAGACCATCACGCTCTATTATTCTACGGCGTAGATGTAAGGGTATGCGTTCCTTTTGTTTTAACATTGAAAATATTTATTGTTAGTTTTGGTTGACCAATAATTAACCTTTTGCTATAATACATATATGAAATTTGATTTTTACCTAAAATGGTTTGCTACAGCCGTTATTGTTCTTGCTACAATGGCCAATGCGTTTGATGTCCACCCACTTAATAAAATACTGTTTTTAGTGGGTTCTGGACTATGGGCATGGGTTGGTTTAATATGGAAGCAACCTTCCCTGTGGGGACTTAATGCCTTTTGTATGGCAGTTTATGTAATCGGACTGCTAAAATAGCCATTGTGTGGCTAAAAAACAACGGTTTTTACCCAGTTTTTTATAGGTAGACCAATAATTAACCTTTTGCTATAATATATACATACAGACACAAAAAGGAGTTAAAAATGACTACAGACATTAATGTTCTTGCAGAAGCCGCTGTTAACCAAGCAGTAGTAGAAGCAACTCGTACAACACAAAACTACATCGCCCAACACGGTCACGGTAGTGCTTGTGGCTTTAGCTGGGTTGATGTGTATGGTGTTCGTGCTAATAGTAAACTAGGCAAGGCCCTAATTGCAAACGGATTCCGCAAGGACTCGTATGCAAAGTCACTAAAGTTTTGGAGTCCAGACAAGACTGGTACTCAAAGTGTAGATGCCAAAGCGGCAGGTGCTAATGCATTTGTTACAGTGATGGAAAACTCGTTTGATGACATCCGAATCTATGCTGGCTCACGCTTAGACTGATTGACTACTAATAAAAATTTTGTTATAATATACACATACACCACTAACAAGGAAATACAATGTCAGAAACCCGTACAGTCAATTCGACTCAAGCTCGTAAAAGTTTACTGCAAGCATTTAAAGTTCAACGTCCGATCTTCTTGTGGGGTCCTCCGGGCATTGGCAAGAGTGATCTAGTAGCAGACATTACTAAAGAACTTGGCGGCATTATGTTTGACTGCCGTTTGGGACAAATGGAACCCACTGACATTCGGGGTATTCCTTTTTACAATAAAGACATTGGCAAAATGGATTGGGCTCCTCCAATTGATTTGCCAGACGAAGAAACTGCTAGCCAGTATCCTATTGTAGTATTGTTTTTGGACGAGCTGAATAGTGCGGCAGGGTCAACTCAAGCGGCGGCATATCAGTTGATTTTGAACAGGGGTGTTGGCAAGTATAAACTGCCAAAGAACGTTGTTATGGTAGCGGCAGGTAATAGAGAATCAGACAAAGGTGTAACTTATCGTATGCCTACTCCACTGGCAAATCGTTTCATTCATCAGGAAATGAAAGTAGACTTCCCATCGTATTTGGCTTGGGCAGTTAGTAATAATATACATACAGATGTAGTTGGTTATTTGAGTTTTGCCAAACAAGACTTGTATGATTTTGATGCTAAGTCAAGCTCACGTGCCTTTGCTACTCCACGCTCATGGACCTTTGTAAGCCAATTGTTGGATGCCGATGACGGTGACAACGATACATTGACTAACTTGATCGCAGGTACAGTCGGTGAAGGACTTGCTGTTAAATTTATGGCTCATCGTAAGATTAGTTCTCGACTGCCAAAGCCAGAAGATATCTTGTCAGGCAAAGTACACGAGCTAGAAATTAAAGAAGTCAGTGCCATGTACAGTTTAGTTATTAGTATGTGCTATGAACTTAAAGATGCTGTGGCTCGTAAGATTCCGGACAAAGAGTTCCATACTATGTCAGATAACTTTTTTGGCTATATGATGAAGAACTTCGAAACTGAATTAGTAGTTATGGGTGCTCGTATTGCTCTTACTACATACAATCTTCCATTCCAACCTACTAAGTTGAAGAACTTTGACGCCTTCCACCAAAAGTATGGCAAGTACATTTTAAATGCAAGTGCCTAAATAGAGGTGAAATATGCAATCATTGAACCCGTACTACCCGGGTTCAAGTATGGTTTGTCGATGGAGAATATGCTAGATTTCCATGCGGCAAGGCAATGGCTTAGTCAAACATACGGACACGAAGCAATAGATCATTGGTCTCGAAAACTTGAATATCATAACTATATCTTATACCTTAAAAGCGACAATGAACTTGGGTGGTTTAAACTGAAATTTGGAGGGTGAAATGGGATTTGTGGTTTATTTAAAAAAAGATGGCGAGTTGTTGCGTTACTATGACTCCGAGACAACTGCACATTCACAAGTTACTGCACATAATCGCAAGGCCGTTATTAATGCACTAAAAGGTGTAGACAGGGGTGTTAGTGAGTGGAGTATGTGCAAGTGGAACGAGTTTGAGCAGATATTTGCCGAACATTATGCCAACAATAAGTCCTATTTCCTACACAGATCTAGCTGGAGATGATTGGTGGTTGACGAATAATACACTATCTGCTATAATATATACATAAAGCAACAAAGGAACACTATGAGCAAAGCAGGCACCACAGCAGATTCCAAAGAAAGCGATAAGTTTAAAGATCTTATTGGCCCAATGGACCCTAAATTAGATCGCGAAGTCCGCGAAATTCTAACTACTGCTCGTGTTGGCTTATTGCTTAAAGCAAGTTTCTTTGGCAATTTGGCCACTCGCCTTACACTTACAAACGCCGACGAATGGTGCCCTACTGCGGCAACTGACGGACGTAAGTTCTATTATAACAGCCGCTTCATTAAAATGCTTAGACCCAAAGAAGTTGAATTCTTATTTGGGCACGAAGTACTTCATTGCGTATATGATCACTTTGGCCGTAGAGGCGATCGCGATCCACAATTATGGAATATCGCAGACGACTATTGTGTAAATGGTGACTTAAAGAAACATAATGTCGGTGAGTTTATTACTTCCGTTCCTTGCTTATACGATAAAAAATATGAGGGATTGAGTGCCGAAGAAGTATACGACATCTTGTACGAGAACGCTGAAAAAATAGATATAAATCAGTTGATTGATCAAATGATTGACCAACATTTGGATGGGGACGGAGATGGTGACGGTGAAGGCGGTGGTGACGGAGAAGGCGGTGATAAAACTAAAGGTCGCCCGCGTCTAAGTGCCGAGGAACGTCAACAGATTAAAGACGAGATTAAAGAGGCTATGCTATCGGCTGCCGCGGCAGATACTGACGGCATTGGAAACTTGCCACTTGGCGTTAGACGAATTATTCAAGAACTTACCGAGCCTAAAATGAATTGGCGTGAGTTGTTGCGTATGCAATTAGAATCTACTATTAAAAGTGATTATACTTGGATGCGGGCAAGCCGTAAAGGCTGGGATATGGATGCTATTATGCCTGGCATGAAACGAGATCCAATGATTGATATTGCACTTATGATTGACGCTTCTGGATCTATGAGAGATACTATGCTTAAAGATATTTTAAGCGAGACAGCAAGTATTATGGAATCATTTCCTGCCTATAAAATACATGTGGCAACGTTTGATACCGAAGTATATAATCCTAAACAATATGATTCCGAAAACTTAGAAGACATTAGAGAATATGAAATAAAAGGCGGTGGTGGGACAGACTTTACTTGCGTGTTTGATTACTTGAAACAAGAAGAGATTGAGCCTAAGCGTTTAATTGTATTCACTGATGGATACCCTTACGGTAGTTGGGGCGATGAGAACTATGCTGATACCGTTTGGATCTTACACGGAACTACTACTATTGTCCCACCGTGGGGGCAACATGCTTACTATGAGGAAGAAACAACGTGATTGTTACTATTGAACAAGATGAGGATGGTGAGTTGATCCTACCACTTGGCGAAGAAATTATGCAAGGGTTGGATTGGAAAATTGGTGATACTGTAACATGGACCGACAATGGTGATGGCAGTTGGACTCTTAATAAAAAGGAAATAGAGACAGAAATTGTCTTAGTTGAAACTATATCAACATTTAAAATAACATACGCTGTCGAAGTGCCAAAAGGTAAGAAAGAGTGGGCTCTTGAAGATGTTGCAATGGACTCAGTAAGCGAATTGGCCCAAGTACACATTGGTGAAGATATATTCAGTCACTGGGTAGTTACCGAAGAAGAGTACTTGCACGAATTTGACAAGCGTAACGACTACCTTAAAGAGTGGGATACCGCACAAAAGATGGAATATATTTATAAGTCAGAAAATAACACATAAACGGTAAGTTTGTAAATAAAGAGTAAGTATCCGTATAATCTCTCGGTTAACGAGATTAAAAATATTGTAAAAGGTAACATTATGGGAAAATTTGCAGATTGGTTTGATGAAAATCGTGCATCAATTGGTTATACAATTGGGGCGGCAAACTTGTTTAACGGAATTATTAACTTAATGAACGGAAATCTTATAAGTGGTATTGCGTTTACTGTGTTTGGTGTAGCACTTTTGTTTGATACATACGAATACAAATGAAAAAAAGCATAGTTCCCGAGCCAAGTGATACACAGATGATATTAATACAGGCATCACTTATTGCCGAGCAACAATTATCAATTAAAGAACAACGTAAAGAAATTGCAAAACAACAGAAAGCAATTGCTAACTTAGTTGGTGGTGAGCCCGGAGGCAGGTTGCCTGATCCATGGTGGTGATATGATATACGAATGGTTGCTAATGGTCACTTTACAATTTAACAATCCTTACTCAACTCAAATGTTAGGAGATCGGGCTTTGTTTATTTCTACATTTCCTACACAAAAAGCATGTGAAGATGCGAGAGAGTATCTTGCATATAAATTTGACACCAAGCGTATAATCAACTATTGTATGCCATCAAGGAAATATAATTGAACTCTTATAGCGATAAATGTAAAGTAACAGCCGTTGCCAGTAATAAAACAATGGATGCTGAAGTTATGGCGTTTCATGAAGGGCGTAATCTTACGTTAGCATTAAACAAGTCAGTTAAACTATCAATGACCTGGAACGGAAAATGCTTTGAAGGTAGTACAGCTGGTATGGATTTTGAGAGCAACGGACCGGCGATAATTCGTATGCCTGGTGGCAGTAGAGGATAATTAATACAATAACAGGAAACATAATGGAAATTCAACCTAGGGATACAAGCAAAGGTCACTTCTATGTCAGTTTGGCAAAGAGTATTATTAGAATTGTTGCAGGGGCATGTGTGATTATTGGCAACTTTCCAATTGCAGGTGCGTTGATTATTGCCGCAGAGGTTTTAGGAATAGTTGAAGAAGTGGTATAATGGGAAAAGGTTCAAGTCCGAGACCATTTAGTGTTAGTCAAGAAACATTCTCTAACAACTACGATGCTATATTTAAAAAGAAACCAGCATTAACATTCAAAGATTTAGAAGAAGATTTAGACGAACGTGCTAGACTTGCTGAACTTGAAGAAATTCGCTCTAAGGGTATGAAAGAGTTTCTTAACGACGACAACGTATTTAAAGATGGAAAATAAAATGACAACAGCTAAACAAACTAAGATTAAAAAAATTACTAAAACTAGTATGCCGGCAGTAACAGACTCGACTGGTAAAGTAAAAGAATTAAAAGAAGTAACTGAAACTCGTTACCATAAGAAATTTACTTACTATACTAATGACGCTATTATTGGTCGTAGTCTAAGAATGTACGGTGAATACGGACAACCTGAAATTGAGTTCTTACTTGATATCATTGGCAATATACAAAATAAACCTACAATAATTTATGATGTAGGCTCTAACATTGGTGTACATGCTACAGCATTTGCCAGCGCCAAGAGGGCACAAGTTCATTGCTTTGAACCAAATCCGTTAAACTTTGACATGTTAAAACTTAATACAAAAGGTCTTAAGAATGTAACATTGCATAAGGCAGCAGCCACTAATGTAGCAGGTGATATTTTAATTCAAACATTTAATCCGGAAGTGCCGGGCAACTACGGTGAAGTTCTTATCAACAAAGAAACTGGTGTTAAAGCAAAAGCTGTTCGTCTTGACGAGGTTGATATTCCTGCGCCTAACTTAATTAAAATTGACGCCGAAGGTTCTGAACTTGGTGTCATTCAAGGATGTCTTGCTAAGATTAAAAAGAACTTGCCGTTGGTATATTACGAAGCACAAGAGTCTCCGCACCTTGATAAGATTTATAACATCTTAACAGAAATTGGATATCACTTGTATTGGGGATGTATTCGTAATTACAATCCATCTAATTTTAAAAACAATACTGACAACATCTTTGGAACCACTGCATTGTTTAGTGTTGTTGCTGTTCCGCCTGGATGGGACAAGGTCCCGGGATTAGAGCCTGTTAAGGATGCACAAGACAGTTGGAAACGCTTCATTACAGTTGTAACCGACTAATCAATTTGCTCTAACTGAGCAATTCTGGACTCAATAAGCAGTGAAAAAGATTTTCACTGCCATCTTTTTTATTAAATATCTATATGGAAAATAAAGAAATTACCATAGCTGACTTGGGCCTATTAAGAAACATTATAGACTTAGCCAGCACACGCGGTGCTTTCCGTGCCGCAGAGATGAAAGACGTAGGCGAAGTTTATAACAAACTTTCAGCCTTTTTAGAAGCAGTAGTAGCACAAGCCAAGGCTCAGGAGGAATCCCAAGCCAGTAACACACAAGGAGAGTAACAATGGCATTTATGAAACACGTAGGTAAACATGGAGATCGAAAAGTCTGCATCGTATACCGCCAAGTCCCCGGAGACGATCACATGTGTCTAGTGATTTATCCTGAAACTCTACACGCACATTGGCAAGATGCTGTGCAAAAAGTATTAGAAAGCGATATTGGACAAGCCGCTGAAGAATTTGCTGATGCATTGCATCGTAGCTATCTACCCGATGGACGTCCAATATTAGAAACATTACACGTAGAACGAATGATTAAGAAAATTCGTACTGCCGATGTTCTTGTTACTCCTACTGGTTCGGCAAAACTTCGCTTAGACGAACTTAATAAAATGTTGAACGAAATGAAACAAGGCGAGTCTGCCATCAAGCGTTTAGCAGAGAATGATGCTAGCCGTGGTATGGTTGCTCCTGAAGTTAAACGTAAAGCCGAAGCAGAATACAAAGCAAGTCAGGCTGCTAAATCTGCGACTAACTATACTGCTCCTGCGCTTAAAGCGGGTGAATCCGGTGCGTTAAGTGATCGTGATATTGCCTCTAACATGTTAGCACAAGCACAGGCTATGGAAGCTAATGCTAAATCAATGATTGCCGAAGCTGCTAAGATGAAGAAGGATGCTGAAAAAATGGATCCAACAGTTAAACGTCCCGGTACTACTACATCGGTATTTGGAGAAGTAATAGAAGCTCCTAAAGCTAAACGTACTCGTGGCCCTAACAAAGTTAAGACTGCGGTAGCCGATGGAGCCCAATGACGACTTCATAGCCGCCTGGGAACATATAATTGCAGACATAACAAAAACTGACGTACCACTGGAATGTATTAAAAAAGTAGTACTTAAATTCCATGGTGGACGTCAAAAGACTTTTAACTTAGTTTCACTACAGAAGCAAGGTATGCGTATAGAAGAAATTGAAACTATGCTCACCCGAACTTTTAGTGAAATGGACAAAGAAATTAGAGATGTAGATTTTGTTGTAGATGTAGTTGCTGTTGCCAATCTTGTTCAACCGGAAACTAACAAAATATTGCACGGACTTAAATGACAGTCAGACTTTTATCATATAGTCAACCTACAAAAGAGTTCGCCGACATGGGGATCGCAGATGCACAAGAGCTCATTGCATACTGCGCCCGTGTTAGCAACCCTAGTAATCAACTAAGCACTGAAACAAGCGAAAAACTAATCCGCTATCTTGTTAAACACCAACACTGGAGTCCACTTGAAATGGTCTCGGCTTGCTTGGAAATTACAACAACAAGAGATATAGCAAGACAAATACTTAGACATAGAAGTTTCTCTTTCCAAGAGTTCTCACAACGCTATGCTGATCCAACAAAGGATCTTAACTTTGTATTGCGTGAAGCTAGATTACAAGATACTAAGAATAGACAGAACAGCGTTGAACTTACAATGGATACTCCAGAGCAACGTAAGTTAGCAATGGACTGGGTAAATGCTCAACAACGTGTAACACTTGCTGCCAAAGAATCATACGAATGGGCTATTGCTAATGGCATTGCTAAAGAACAAGCCCGTGCTGTACTGCCAGAAGGACTTATCGAAAGTCGTTTGTATATGAATGGTACATTGCGTTCATGGATTCACTTTATTGAATTGCGTAGTGCTAACGGTACACAAAAAGAACATCAACAAATTGCTATTGCGTGTGCTAATGCCATTGCTAATATATTCCCAATGGCAGCAGGATTAGTTGCTAGTTGACTTTTTCAAATACACATGTTATAATACATGAGCAAAGGATCTCCTAAATTAAATGGTCTTAGCGAGCCACCAGAAATTATGTTGGTAAATGGCAAAATGACTAAAGTTTCCGATATTGTAGTACATACATTTACAATGGGAGATGTCGACGATCCAGATTTGTATGCCGCACTTCCACTTGGTGCATGGCAGGACAGCGAATCTGGTAAATGGGTTATGGAACACGCTGTGACAACTCCTTGGTGGGAACGTAGCAATTACGGTGGGTACCATCTTACATATAAAGTGTGTGCCAGGCTTACAGAGGTAGACCAAGTTTTTTATAGGTTGAAATTTGAATGAATATATTAGTAACAGGCGGCTGCGGATTTATTGGACATAATGTTGTAGAAAAATTACAAACATTAGACCACAACGTGTCTATTATAGATAATCATACTACTTACGGCATTATCCCACAGGAAGAACTAGATTACTTGCTGTCGGAACGTATGAAGAAGATTACTAGTCCAGTATATAATACTTCAATTGACAGCGCCGATACAGTGGACTACGTAATTGGAAAACATACCCCGGATGTTATTATACACATGGCTAGTTTTCCTAGACAGAAAGTAGTTAACTCGGACCCGGCGTGGGGTAGTAGGACTATGATGGAAGGTTTACTTAATCTTCTCGAGAGCGCCAAAAAACATCAAGTTAAGAGGTTTGTTTACATTTCTAGTTCAATGGTATACGGTAACTTTGACGATAACGTTATTGAAACTGCTCCATGTAATCCAGAAGGACAATACGGCATTATGAAATTAGCAGGCGAATGGCTTGTTAAAGACTATGCTCGTCGTACTGGAATGGAAGTGGTTATAGTTCGTCCCAGTGCTGTGTATGGTCCATTGGATGTCGAAGATCGTGTTGTTGCTAAGTTTATGCTTACTGCTATGCGTGGTAGAGAACTATCTGTTAACGGTCCAGACGAAGCACTAGACTTTACATATGTAACAGACTTAGTTTACGGTATTGTACAAGCATCATTGTCAAATAATGCAGCCGGTAATACATATAATCTTACACGCAGTAAATCAATTACATTGCTAAAAGCTGCCGAGACAATTGTTAAGATTGTTGGCTCCGGCACTATCCGTGTTAACGATCGTGACGTAAACTTCCCAAGCCGTGGTTCATTAAATATTAATGCTGCCTGGCGTGATTTAAACTTCATCCCTAGAGTTGATATTGCTGAAGGATTCCAAAAGTACTATGAGTCAATATCTAATTCCGTTTACTGGTCTACAAAGACAGTATAAACAACTCCGTAAGGAAATCCTGGATGCAACAGACCAGGTGTTGTCTACTGGACAATTAATGAGTGGACAATATACTCGTGACTTTGAAGCATGGTTGTCTAAAACTAATCGTGTAGAGTACGCAGTTACTTGCCATTCAGGAACAAACGCATTAGAAATAATAGCAGAGTTCTGGAAACAAACTGAACAAGGTACTCCTGTTGTATTAATTCCAGCAATGACATATGTAGCAACAGCCAATGCGTTTATTCGTGCTGGGTGGGATGTTCACTTCATTGATACAAACAAATACGGCATACTTGATACAACTAAGATTCCGCATGGTCTCAAGTATGAAGCCGTGGTGTTGGTAGGATTATACGGTTCGGGATTAGTTGACTCTATAGATATTAGAAAATGGAGCGAGTGGAATCGTAATAATGTTATTGTTATTGAAGATGCCGCACAGCATTGGATTAGTAATAACTTTTTACGCATGGGTGATTGTGCTGCCATTAGTTTTGATCCAATGAAGAATCTATCTGCTTACGGTAATGGCGGAGCAGTTGTAACTGACAACGAAGATCTCGCAAACTTTGC